ATTGGTCCCGTATACGTTCTCTCACCTGAACCAGTCACTCGTCCATCCAATAATGTAGATGGGTCTCTGAAGACAGTTTCGTGTCCTATCCAGGGTCTGAGCGGATCTATATGTGACATTGTTAACCTCCTGTAGACGGTATCATTCCGATACTCGCCAATCTATTTTCTGTACTTTGCGCTCCTGGTCTTGGAGTTCCTGGTGGAACTGAAGGACCGGGAACCTGGTTTGGCATAGGCGGTGGAACGCCTAATGCTGCGTTTGGCATTACTTGTGGTGGCAATCCCGGAGGACCACCCATACCTGGAGGTGGACCCATAGGAGGACCACCCATCATTTCAGGAGGCATACCACCCTGACCCGGAGGCATTCCGCCCTGTCCCGGAGGTGGACCACCCATCATCTGCGCCTGTTCCATAGCTTTCATCATGTAAATACGGGAGAGTTCTCCCTGATAGAAGTCGGCTAAGTCTTGCCTTCCCTGCCTAATTGCTGATTGTAACAGTTCCCAAATCTGTGCTTCGGGTAATGCTTTCTCCGCAATCTGCATCTTAATAGCATCTTCCATTGCATCAGCAGACTGTAAGCCAAGAATGTTATCTCTAATATACATATCAGGAAGTAGAGGAGTAGGTCCTTCTCTTGCGATCTGTGCCATACTCATCTTGCTCATATCGTCTTGTGGCAGTTGACCAATCAAGACAACTTCAACGTCACCGGAGTCTTTAATCATATCCGGTGTAATCTCTTCCCTGAAGTACATTCTATTCTGATCTTGCCCTGATAGTTCCATAGCCTTGAATGCGCCTGTAATATACTGGTCACACAATAAATGGAATATACTTCGGTAAGCCCGTTCCATTGCATGCAGCCTTGGAATAAGCATACTCTCGACTCCCTGTCTGAGAGTGTTAATAGCAAAACCAGATAATTGAAATTCTAATTGTCCGTAAATCGAATGAGGCAATCCGCCTCGCTGCATCTCACCGGAGACTAGTCCCATGAATGCGCCTGACTCTCGTGCCATTTCCAGCAAGCCAAGCGGCTCAACATCCTCACCCTGACCGAGTGCAATCTCGGAACCTTCCTTGTATGGATCTTCCTCTAATGTCTTAGTGCCGTCTCGTGACTTAACCTTAAGCCCTTGTTTACGGGAGCGAGCGGTAAGTTCAAGCATTACCGACATCATAAGGTTATGTTTCTCATACAAATCTCTTGAAGATTTAAAGCAGGACTCACCGTAGTCTTCTATGGTATCTAAGTTTCCTGTGTCAGAAATTGCCTGGATCAGAGGGTTTGCGCCAACTGGTCCGATGAACACGGGAACCTTTTCCGATCCGTGCTTAGTTGCACGTTTTAAAACTTCCTCACCGGTGCAGACTATATTATCTTCTGAATCATAGAAGTCATAAACTGCTACCGCATCTTCTGTGCCTGAGTCTTCGCCTTCGCCTTTTAAGTCAACTCCCCACATAGCTTTAATCTCTGCCGGAGTCTTCATGGTTTTATAGCAAGCCCAACCAAGCCCGTGCTTACCTTCTCCCCAGTAAGTATGTAGTGGGTCCCAAGGCTGAATGTCTACGTAAGTCTCACCGTCTTCGTCTTTTACTAATAATGCACGACCTGCGTACCATCCACGTAAACAGGTAAACCACGCAAGCTGCTGCCTGACTATGGGTTGAAACCTTGAAGTCAACCTGTCATCTGCTGCCTTTAAGACTCCAATAAGGAATCTTTCCTTTGCGTCATTGTTTTCCCGTTCTTCTCTCTGCGAGTTATTATACGGAACCCTGATCACCATCTCTGCGGTGGTCATCCATGTAATAAGTTTATCTGCATAGACCTGTGGTTCATTAGATGTATAACTCTGGAACCCTTCACCCGCGTCATATTCTTCCAGACGATAAATCTTATGATCATCATCCATACGGGTGCGTAGCGGCTCCGTGAGATCGTAGTGGTTATCAACAAGACTAATTATTTCTTCTGGTGTATAGTTTGCCATTACCAACGCCTTACTTTAATTGTGCTACCTTCAGTAACGTAGCCGTAACCGTAACGATTTATAAGTCCATAGATCACAGCTTTAACGCCATGATTATACTGATCTTGAGGCGTTTCGCCAACTACATTCCCATCTCGATCGTGTTTCCACCTGTATGCCCTCGTTTGTCCATCGAAGGGATTTGGCTGTACACCGAACTCAGAAAGGATGCCTTTACACTTTGGGTTAAAAACAATGCGTGGTTCTCTCTGATCTACCGGATCAGTCTTTAAAAAAGACTTCAATCTTTCAGTTCCTTCATTAATTCTTATTTTCTGTGAATCAAAATAAATACCAGTTCGATCCATCCAGACTTCTGCTGGCGCAGCCATTGCCTGATGCTGGAATCCAGCGACATCAATCACCCCAAAGCGTGCGTCCCTCCACCATGGACGAGACTGAGCTATATCTATCATGTCATCTGTAACAAGATCCCGTTCATATATTTCATCTATAACTCTTATCTGATCATTTATTATCTGAACTATTTCACAAGCGTATGCTTCTGAGTAACCAGGATCAATCCAAATATGCACTGGTTCATCGGGTACATACTCAACGTCTTGCACATGAATATCAGCACGAATCTCTGTGAATACCAGTCCACTCGGTGGTGATGGGATTCCCTCGATCCTTTCCATAAAGAAATCATCTGAGCTTGCCTTCTCCAGTGCTAAAATTTCAGGGTCTTCCCTGCCTCCAGGGTAAAGATACTGATTAGAATAGCTGGGTAAAGAGAACGATTGTTCGTCTTTTGATGATGAGTGCTGCCATGCTTGAAACATTTGAGGATACCAGCCTAATGATCCTTCAAAAGTTCCTGATAAAAACATCCATCCACGTTTAGGAGCGCACCTGCCACGCAATCTATGAAAGGTTTCAAGGTCTAGCTGTGACGCCTCGCACCCTATAATACCGTCTGGCGCACGCATTGCTAATGTTCTTGGATCTTTAGCCGACTTAGTTTCTATTCTGGTTCCATCAGCGAGAACGATTCTCCCCGGATCAACTCTTTTAGTAGCTGTATCCAGCAGTCCTAACGTAGCGAAGTCCTGCACCAGGTATTCAAATTCAGCTTTTGTTCTTTCATAGTCTGCTGCAACCAGCCAGTAGAGTCCGGGCTGATCATTATCAAGAAACCTACTGAGTAAATACTTAGAAGCCACCATCGACTTACCGGCTTGTTCACCGCCTGCAACGAGAATGAATCTTTTCCTGGAAGAGAGTATAGGTTTTTGTAACAGGGTAGGCGAGAAGTCTACCGTCTCGTAAACGAAGTCAGTTATTTCATCTATTACAGGAGTTTGTGTTGCCACTTCTTAATCAGATTTCTTGCCCCTAAGTATATCTTCTACTTGTTCTTGCGGTGTCCTTGGCGATTCTTCTTTTTCTTCGGTGCGCCTTACAACCTTGAACTTATCTCGTAATACTTTAAGTGTATCCTTAGCGGTTTCGTCAACTCCGCTCTCTTTAGGTCTGTATTTCTCAGCCCAGTGTGCATTAAGTAACGTAATCAGTAATACCGGATTATCTTTAGGTCCCTGGTCTTTAACACGATTGACTGCCAGGTCTTGTAACATTTCTCTGAAGTCGTGCTTTGCGTCCTCGAATCTCTTAGCAAACCCGTGGATATCGTCTCTAACCCACTGATGTGGAGTAGATCTTGAAAACCCAGTTACCTCACAGGCAGCCCGTATACTACCTAGTTCCGCATAATGTGACAGGAATATATTCTGCCTCAGTATAACGTCTTCTGGTTCTGTGCCTTTTGCTCGTGAATTACTAGCTGGCATTTAATACTTCTTCTTATTGGTCATCTTCTTGCCGGTCTTCTTTGCATACTTCTTGGCAGCGGTTCTGCCTTTAGCAGTATATGAGAAATGTTTCTTTCCGACTTTAGGCATATCGACCTCCATATCATTACTAAGCCAGTGTAGCGGTTCGCCATTTAACACCACAAGATACCATAAATGCCTTCCCATGCAAACAAACTTATAGAAATGTTCCTCTCTTTTACGCATCGCATACTGATTCGATCTTCTGCCAACAGTCCTGTCGTTACATTCGTTAATTGGACAGTCCATGAAATAGAAAACCCGATCCAGTTTCTTCTTAGTCTGCCACAGCAAAGTTATCACTGATCCGTTTACGCCCCTGTGTTTCGGGTTCGCTCCACGGTAAGGACGAAAGAACTGATCAGCGTAAGGGATATGACCTGTGAGTTTCTTGGGTTCAGGGACTATATACTCAGTCCAGCCGCAGGTAATACAACTAAAGCCGTCTGGATTTTTCTTTGCTTTTTTCTCACATCTCGGACAAATTTTCGACAACATCTGCATACTCCTATGGTAGCATGACCTCGCAAGGAGAGGTAATCAGATTACGGACCTGTCTCCGTTTCGACAACCTCCAGAAACGTCTGATCTGCACTAAGCTGGATTTCTCCTTGCAACAGCACAGAACCCGTGCTAAACTAATCTTATTCATGTTCTATTCTCCTAGTGTAAAACATGGATTGTTTGAAGAGAAAACCTGCTCGATCCTTAAGATTATTTGGTCGTAATGTTTAGGAGCAACCACGGGCAGGTCTTTCTTTTGTGATATACTCTCGACCAAGGGTCGGGTAAATGCCATGATGAATTTGCACCTTGTCGGATCAGCTATAAGCGGTTGCTGTCGCTTTTATTAATTAGTGTTATATATATAGGTTGGTTAATCAATACTGATCGCTAGC